GACGAAACCGTCAGTGTCGTCGTAGCGAATGGTTACGCCTTCGTTCATGATTCGAACTCCTTGATCTCTTGGGCTCGTCTGCTCTGGAGCCCGGCGCTGACCGTCCCCTTGACGAATATCCACTTGTTGAACTCGGCTTCGGCTTGGGCAAAGTTTCCTGCATTGACTGCTGCCAGCAGGTGTGAGTTTGCGAAGGCGCCTATGCCTACGTTGAATGTGAAGTCGACCAGAGCATCGAACTGCCCCTGGCGTAACGGTACGCGGACGTACTTGTTGACTGCGGCCTGCGCCTTTGCGGTGTCCGAGCGGAGATAAGCTATTGCCTGCTCACGCGTGATAACCATACCGACAAACACTTCAGGTCCGGTGTGACCGTACCCGACCGTAGCGATTTTGCCGCCATCAGGGTAGCCTACTAATCGTAAAGCTTCCTCTCGCTCTAACAGGCTGAGGCCTAGGTCTGAGTAGACCATCGGTGGATTCATTAGTTCTCCGTTTCTATTTTCCCAATGCAAAATCCTGTGACAATTAGCACATAGAACTTCGCACTTTTCTATCTCTGCGCGTATACGTTTCTTGCTGTATCCGCATACTCGCAAGGTAGCTACATCTCTGTCTTTGTCGCGCGTGTGGTGAAAGTCCAATACACGCTTGTCAGAGTTGCCGCATTTTACACAGTAAAGCTTGAAGCTGTCCACAAAAGCAGCGTTCGACTGTTGAGATCGAATACGCCTAGCTTTGTGTCGCTCTGGGTGCCGGGCTCTAGACCGAGCGCACTTCGCTTTATCACTGCACTTTTTTGAACAGTGCTTTGAATTGAAGTCCCACTTCTTCGGTGCATAGTTTGCCCCGCAACCAGAGCAGGTTTTGTCCTGCATTTATTCCTTTAGACTTCCGAGATTACAACTGCATCCTTGGGGTCCTTCGCCAGCTTGCGCGTGACCTTGCATTTCTTCTTGCAGTTCGAGCAGCGCCAGGAACCCAGCGCAGCCTTGCGCTCTTCCGGCTTCTGGGTGAAGTCGGCCTGGCAGGCCTTCTTGACGCCGAGGGCCTCGCAGCACACGGACGTGTAGACGTTGACCGGCGCGCCGAGCGCAGACTTGCGCACAGCAGGCTTCGCGCCCTTCGGGCCTTTGTTGAACTTACGGTTTCCAACCTTCGATTTGTAATTGCTCTGCGCCACTGATTCCTTCTTTCGGGTTAGAGTTGCGTGTGTTACGAGATGAACAGGTCTTTGATGCCGCGCAGCACTTGCTCTTCACGGTACGGCTGTAGACCGTTGCGAAAGGTCGGCATGTAAGGGTTGGTGCCGTACCTGGCCACGTAGGTCTTGAACCATTCATTGTAGCTGACGCAGTTGTCGATGGCGGCTTCCCAGGTCTGACCGTACCAGTGGCCGTAGTGGCCTTTCATGTGAGCAGGCCTGCACTCCACAGGAACGTAGTGCATGGGCGCCGGTAGCCGGTTATCGTAGCCTACGTAGAAAGCGCCACCGCCGCAGCTATAGCCAGCCTCTTTGGTGAAGATTTTGTAGCCGCAGGATGTCCGATCCCCGAAGTACGGTCGTACGACTGCGTACGCCAGAGCCATACCTGCGTGGTAGGTCTCGTCTGTAGTCAGGAGCCCGGCAGGATCGTCCAGTGTTCCCCCGGCGCCGCTCGGGATGAGCTTGGTTGTGGATGCCAGGACAGCCGTGGGTAAGATTGACGCGCCGATGACACCTAGGGCGCCGCGAAATAGTTGTCTACGATTCATGTGAAACCTCTTTCTCCTCTGGTGTGCAGTAGCACACGCCGTCGTTATACTGCCGCCAAGGGCAGAGCTTGCCTTTGATCCAGAATCCCCAGGAGCGCTCCTTTACGCCGGTCCTGACGATAGTCCATACCGGCTTTGGATCGTCTAAGATCACGCGATGCCGCCACGCTGCCGGGCGTTTGAGAAGGCTCCAGCGTTTGTAGAATTTCTGCTGGCGCCGCTCGTCGTCGGCCCCGATAGTCCAGCACATATTAGTGCCTTGGCTGCCCCCGGCTGTAGCGTAGTCCGGCGTCTCTTCCCAATACCCGCGAGTCAGAATAAAGCTCGTGAACGGCCACGGATGATCGTGGAGGTGAGGGTCTTCGTCGCCGCGATAGAACTTGTGCAGGTATATGCGCTTCTTGCTCTTGTTGCTGCCGAAGTCTTTGTTGCGCGGGTAGATGAAGAACCGGCGCAGATAGATCACACCTGGCTCGTTGTCCCGTTCGATGTCCGTGTACGGAAACACGTAGCACAAAAACCCTTCAAAGCCCACAAGCAGGATGATACACCACGCGAACGAAAGTACAGAGGCAATGCTCAGTGCGACAAACGTCATCATTTTTGATCCTTAGAAATAATTTCTACGTCGTGTGCGTACTGGTACTGCCAGGAGGCCAGGATCAGATTGAGTTCCTGAAGGTTGCGTAGAAGGCAGTTGTGGTAGTTCATGTTCAGGGCTTTGGTGCGCCGCGACTCCGCTGCTCTCTTGATGTAGAAGTCGGCGGCCTGAGTGTCGAGCGCGTTCCACAGGATCGACTCTTTGATCGAGACATCGACTAGCCCGGCCCTGATCTGTTGCAGCTCGTCAGAGCATGCCAGCGTGGGCGTCGGCGGTTCAGGGTGACGGTGAAGGGTTGGTGTATCGGCGTGCGCAATGCTGGTCGCAAGAAGCAGTCCGATGAGTATGCCTACAAGGACTCCTAAGATAAAGGACTGTTTCGTGTTCAACGGATCACCTCGAAGCCGCCGTCGCAGCGGTACATGGTTTTGCTGGCGCCCATAGGCTCAGTAATGTGCTCGGAAACGACACAGTGATGTTTGATAGAGAACTCGTCCCAGGCTACAGAGGCCTTATGGACTTTGGTTGCCGATAGCAAGATACCGATAGCCAGGACAACGCACACAAGAAACAACGGAAGGTAATCACGCATGTAAGGTTTATCTCTCCCTGAGATAAATACAGGCTACCATTTATCCGGTAGCCTGTCAATGCTTTTGTTAGAACTTGAACCCGCCGTCTGGTGCTTCCCAGGAGATTACCTTCCAACCTGGAGCGATGTAGTAGCCCTGGGTCCTGGTTTTGATGCGATGTGAGTGACCACCCATGCTGCTGACTTGGATGTTGAGTTCCAAAGGAAATCCGACTTTGAACTCGAATCCATCTGGGTAGTGGTAGGTGCGGCTGATCTCGTTCGAGACGTCGTGCCATACTTTCGGATCGATAATCATGTTACTCCTTTATTCTTCCTGTGCAGACTGTGCAGTAGCTCGTGCCCTGCACCACGCAGACTACCGAGGGCACCTTGCAGATGCACCTCGGTAGCAGCTTCGATAGATCGTACTTCACTTTGCCACGCCCTTCTTTACGAGCCACGCGTAGAATTTACGCAAGAGTTGAGCGCTTCCGTTAGCGTCTGTCGGATCGTACCACGGCTCGTCCTGGACTTCTTCTAGGAACTCATCCGCGTAGGTCATTTCGCCGCCAGTGCTGCGAGGACTGCCTGACGCCGTTCGTTCAGGATCACGTCGACTTTCAACTTGATCTTCTCGCGCAGCGCGGGGTTATCGTTGATGTTGGCGATGGCTTTGAGCATGCCCTGGCCGATGTTCTCTCCCTCGAACTTGAACCATGCACCGGCCTGCTCAATAGCCTCGATCTGAGCAGCGTACATGATGAAGTCTGTCTTGCGGTCGATGCCCTTGCCGTAGATCAGATCGACAACCGTGCTCTTCGCAGGTGAGCCGACTTTGTTCTTGACAGCTCGGAGCTTCATCTGATGACCGATTACAGTCTCGCCGACCTTGATTGTACCGTCTGCTCCGCCCACGCGCCGTACGTCGATGCGTACCGATGCGTAGAACTTCAGAGCGCGACCGCCCGGCGTCGTCTCGGGTGACCCGAACATAACACCGATCTTCTCACGAATCTGGTTGATGAAGATGACCGTGACGCCATGCTGGGAACACTTTCCCCGTAGCTTTCGCATGGCCTGGGACATCATTCTTGCCTGGAGACCCATGTGCGAGTCGCCCATATCCCCATCCAGCTCGGCCTGGGGCACCAAGGCGGCCACGGAGTCGACCACAATGAGGGTAACGGTGCCGGATTCTACCAGCGCCTCTACGGTCTCAA